TCTGTTCCTTCAAGTGTACTACATAAAACATTGTATTTCATTTGATAGTAACACTCATAGTAACGTAAGCTTCGTTTGTTTTTAAACTCAGCTATGATTACAAACTTGAAGTTTTCCTTACCTAATTTATCAATGTCTTCAAGCAGATGTTTACTTGACCCCATGTAAGATTTCCAATTAGACTCAGCTTTCTTTTTCCCCTTCTTATAATTAAAGTATTGCTTACAACCTATGTAAGCTTGCTTAGTTTTAATATTGGTAATGCAATAAACAAAACCAAACTTAGTTAGGTTAGGCTTAGTACTATATTCCCAATGCATTACCAGTTCATTACCTCTTCAACTTTAGGTTCTTTAGATACTTGTGCCAAGAAGTTAAGACCTCTTGCATACTTGAAGGCACGTAATCCTTTGCCTTGGTTAGCATCAGACCAACACTCTCGCTTGTGATTACAATAAACACAGCCGATAGCAAGCTTAAGATTACCAGACTCACCATCAGGTACTGGAGCATAACACCTATCAGGAACATGAGCATTAACAACCATTCCCTTAAGATGTTTGACTCTGTTTTTAGCATTGTCCATCTCCATTTGATGTACAGGGGTGAGACATATCTCACCACTTGATTTATCTATCACTAAGAATGCTGCCTCATTGACACCATTAGCTTGAGCATAAGCAGAGATCTGTCCTATGTAGCCAAAGGGATCATCTTCAAGTAACTTATTATTTTTAAACTTCTTGAAGCTAAAGCCTGATGCACTCTTACAATCAACCAAGACATCATCTATCATAGCATCTTGATGTCCTAAGACACCTTCGACATTAACTTCTTTCTGTTGATCAGTGACCTTGTGACCTGCAATAGAAGCACACAGTAGAAGGAGTTCTTCTAAGATGTAACCATATAGAAACTTAATTCTTGTACTAGGTGTTAGGTCTTCGATATCTTTCTTACTATTGACATCATACCATAGCTGTCGATCAGGCTTACCTATAGCAGACAGCCTAAGATTACCTCTAGTGCGAGGCTCTTCGTACATGAATGCTTTGATGTGTACCTTAAGCATCTCACCAAAGGTATCAATATGTTTATCTACTTCCTTCTCATTCATCTTGATAGGATCAAGAGAGAACAAATCGTATATATCTTCTACTAGTGTATCAACTGTTTTCATGACATAAAAAATAGGGGTAGAAACCACACACACAATCTCTACCCCCAAGTCTCCCTTAGTTTAAATTAAGAGGCGAAAGGAATATCTTCTTCAATTGTATCGGTAACATAACCACCGGGAACAACATCAAAGTCAGTACCTGTACCACCACTGTACTCAATAAAGTCTACTACTTGTACAGCAGCTAGGTCAGCAGATATACCTGACTTCCCAGCATAGCTCCACTCAAATGGGATAGCCTTAACATTAACAGTACTACCATTAGCAATCAACTTACCGTCCCAGTTATTATTCTGAGAGTCTTTTACTATTGGGCCTTGTTTCTTAGTACCGTCTGCTCTAGCTACCTTACGTTTAATAGTAACAAAGTCTCCACGATCATCACCTTTGTTAGAAATTGTAAGTCCAGCAGCTTCAATTACTGGACGGTTGGTATCATCTACTTCAATCTGAATTGACCACACTGGCTCGAACTTAGTGTTAGGCTCTACGAGAGAAGCGTAATGGCATTTACCTGTAACATATATTGGATCATTCATTTCTATTTCCTTTTTCTATCGTCACTCTATTGTGACATGAGTTTAAATTAATTAGAACGTAATTATACCACACATATTTATGTAGGTCAACAACTAATTTGAATTTTTTTAGCTTTGTCTGTAGGTATATGAAAGAAAGGTTCTTTTAGATGCGGTTCACCAGTTCTAGTAGAGTTTTGTATAGTACCTACACTCGATTCATCTACAGTTTTATCTTTAATGAACCAAGCCTGAGTACAATCTGTATTAAAGATAACAAAATATAGTTCATAGTCTGGGTAATCTTTCTCCTTTCTATTGATCAATCTTTGTTTACGTTGAGGAATACGTACCTCCTCCCAATTAGGATTCCAATTAGAACCCCATTGATTTTTAATCTCAACCTCAAAGAAAAACTTTTGACCTTTCTTATTAGCTGAGACATCAAAATAATAATCTTCTTTATCTACAATATCAGTAAAGTTATGAAGTGTTAAGTAATTTACCATAGCTTTCTTAGCTCTGGCATCATTAGCTTCATATGATTTCTTATCAAATCTTCTATTGTTATGCGTCATTTAATTTTCTTTCATTATATCTTTTTAAATACTCAACTGCTCTTGTTATAAACGTATAATTATCTTCAAAGAATCCTAATGCTGTGTTACATCTAGAACATATGTATCCCCTAAATTCACTTGTCTCATGGTCATGATCTAGAACGAGATCATTTGAACGTAAACAGATAGGACACGGTGAATCTTTACCGGGATGAGGGTTTATTTTTCTAAGGTTATGAGCAACTTTACTAAGAAAACTTCTACACTTTTGACATACTCTTTCTCCTCCCCTATCTAAGAAATGTGCAAAGACTTGAACAGGTTTCTCTTGATTACATTTAATACAAACTTTTGTACCATTAGATCTATCAACAGATATTGGATCATTAAATAACTCTTGTTGTTGTGCCATTATTTAATTCCTCTGTTACTTTTTTAAAGTACTGTCCTACTTGAATGACTTGATCTGGTGTAGCATTAGTCATAATAGCATTAGCCAATAAACTTACCCACTGTACATTACCTTTTACATATCCTTTACTACTATCAATTCTATCTAAAGATACTTTTTGTTGTAGTTCTTTTCCTTTAGCATATCTATCTAATACTTTAAAAGGTATGCCTAAAGCAGGACATTTTTTATTTTTAGGAAATATACTTTTTAAATATTCAGAATCTAAATTAAAATCTAACTCTTTAGCTCTAGCTCTAGCTTTTATAACAGAACACCTTCTGCTAAACCAGAATGGACTATTGAAATCTGCCCAAGCTTTTTTATTTGTTTTACTATTCAATTTATTTAACCTTACTTTATGTTTTTCTCTGTATTTTTTATTAACTTCTGCATAATGTTCTTTATTAGAATGATAATTTATTTTAGAATTTAAATTAATATATTCTTTATTTTCTTTCCTCCATTCTCTAGATTTATCGTTTAATCTTTCTTTATTTTCTTGGTAGTATTTTTTCTTTCTAGCTTTTATTTTTTCTTTATTTTCTTCACGCCATTGTTTACCCCTAGCTTTTATTATTTCTTTATTTTCTTGGTAGTATTTTTTTACTTTAGCTCTATCTCTTTCTTTATGTTTTTCTCTGTATTTTTTATCATATTCTTTTCTATTAAAGGTCATATCAATGTGTCTCCATCCATGTTGTTCCAATTTTAAAATCACAATCAAGAGGACACTTAACCTTCAGTGTCTTCTCAGTATCTTTCATTGCATCTTTGGTAATCTTACCAAACCTTTGAGCATCTTTCTTAGCTACCTCGAATTGGTATTCATCATGTATAGATGCAACTAACTTAGCATCAACACCTGACTTACTTATACGTTCAGTAATATGTACAAGCCATTGCTTACATATGATAGCTCCTGCACCTTGCAGTAGTGTATTAACTGCCGCATGTTCTGATCTAATATGTAGTAACCTACCATCAAGAGCAGGTATAGTACCATTCTTAGACCACTTAGCAACATTATCTCTTAGCTTCTTAAGCTTCGGCATGTTAGATAAGAACGTAGCTATTAACTGTTGTCCTCTCTTAGCATTACCACCAACTACTTTACCTATCTTAGCAGGGCCAGCACCATATAAGAATGCATAGATAAAAGTCTTAGCTTGATCACGATCAGTAAGACCAGCAGCTTTCATGTTAGCTGTATGAACATCACCATTAAGAACTTCATTAGTAAAGTCAGGGTCATTCATGTAGTGAGCAAGACACCGTAGCTCTAACCCAGATGCATCAGTACCAATCAAGGTATGTGTATCTAGATTAGAGACAGTCCACAATGCCCTACACTCCTTGCCGTAAGGTGAGTAAGATGCTGGTACTTGAGCCATGTTGGGAGAGTTGTGAGCCATCCTGCCTGTCACAGTACGAAGGGTCATCACTCTACCTCTAACTCTATCATCGTCCTCACATGCCTTAATCCAAGCCTTGAGTAAGCCAGTACGTTTCTGTAGTAGAAAGTATCGACTAAACATCTCAGCCTCTGGTAGCTTAATCTTAGATAGTATTTCTTCACTAACTATTACATTACCTTTATCTGTATGGTGTGTAGGTTTCCATCCTAATCCTATTAGACGTTCAGCTATCTGCTTACGAGAGCCAATATTAAATGGTATGTACTTAGTCTTAGTCTTCATCACTACTTCAGTAGGTTCAAAGATCTCTTGAGCCTTATCTTCTAAGATGTGTAACTCATCTTCAAGTCCAGCAAGAAAAGGTATAGCTTCCTGTAAGTTAA